CCGTCTACCCCAGTAGATGAATATCCTAATCCATTAAGATTCCATCTCCACACTTTTTTAGCAGTTTTAGGGTCATTAGTATCCATGATGTATAATTCACTATTTGTTTTGTAAACGTAGCCACCTAATGCATTTTTTATTAAGTCACTTGCTTTAGTTATTGCTCCTTCCATAATAGAATCTGGATTAATTTTTTTAATCTTTTCATCCATTATGCTTGTAAATTTTTTTAGCAAATTTTTTAAATTATTTTTAAAATTTCCAAACTCAACTTTTACATATTTATTCAAAATACAATCATATTGAAGAGAAATAACATTTGTTGTTAAATTAATTTTACATTTTGGATGCTTTACATAAATTATATCACCAACATCCGAAACATCCTTGATATTTGCTTCTACAGTATAATTGATTTTAGGAAGTTTATTATTATTCAAATAATTAATAGCTTGATTTCTTAAATCTTCAATAAGTGCATTATTATATGCTGCTTTATCTGTGTCTTCTCCATTCTTATAATCCTCTTCTGATATATTATCTTGTGAAAATGAAACTATTTTTGTATAAGGAATATCATATAGTTCTTCTTCTAGCTCTAAATATATCTCTGGCAATAATGTTCCGTCTTTTCCTACTGGCAGAACTTTTGTTACAACATCATCCCAATTTTCTTTTTGGTTAATGTTTATTAGATTTTTTCCATATGCTATTACTACTCCTCTATCTTGACCAATATTACTCTTTAATTTAATAGTAAAATTATCTCTAAGAAGATGTCCACCCCATCTTTCAATTACATTAGCAATAGCTTCTTCTAATGATGTTCTTACACATCTATAAGAGTTTATTGAAACTATATCTGATTGAAATGAAAATGGGGTGTTCTTATCACAAGCACTATTTAAATGATTTAATGCTTCATTACAATTTTTTTCTACAACATAACTATCTTTAATAACATAATTTCTCGTATCAAAATACAAATGATTTGCTTTTACACTAATACTATTTTTATTTATCTCTAAATTATGTATTCTAAATCCTTGGTATCCCCATGGAGTACTTGTTCTAATAATATTTCCAACCTGATAATATTCTAAAAATTCAATAGAATCTTTCAATTCTAAATAGTAGTCTCCATTATCAACTTTAGTAATTAATGCTTTTTGTGGTTTCAATATTTTTAAACCATTATTTTTAAAATTCTTTTCTGTAGATTCATAAATACTTATCATTATGTCCACCTCGACTTTGGATCAACAATGATTTTCGTTAAGCTTCCACTCCAAGAAATTTTATTTTTTCCCGGAGATAATTTTGGAAATTCACCACTCATGTTTCGATTTTTAAGTAGTGTATTCTTATAAGCTTCTTGATTCATTGAATCAATTACAATAAATTCACTGTCTATATTCACAGTTAAAATCTTTATATCATTAATTGACAAATCAACCAACCCACTCCCATATAATGTAATAATTGGGTTAGATGTTATCAAACCATCATTATTAACATTTAATTCAGTTTCTTCTGTTATATCCAGCTCCGTTACACCCTCATCTAATTTATATTTGAATGGTTGAACGTGAAATTTTATGCTTGCAGTTTTAAAATTAATTAATTTATTAAAATCGATGGAATCTATAATTTCTGCATAATAATATTTATCTGGCTCATTAGAAAGTGTTAAAACACCTGAACCATTAAAGTATTCTACTATCTTATCTATATCGTAGCCTTTTGTTAATCCGATTTCAATAGTTTTTCTATAACTTTTGTAACCCAATTTTTGAATCACATCTCCATCAGAACCGTCGATTTCAATTATTTCAGTACGTACTTGAGGCTTAGTAATTGGTGGTAGACTACAAATTATTAAGCCTTGAATATTTAGGCTATTTTCACCATTCCATATAATAT